TGAAAGATAAAAGCGGTTTTGATGAAATTGTAAAGTTCGCTAAGGAGGCAATGTAAATGCCTAACATTTTAAAACCCCTTAGTGCACCAGTTGATATTAACTCGGCAGCAAACACAGTAAATGATTCACTGTTGGTTTCTGTGACTAACATGAATACAAGTGCCGTTTTAGTAAATAACACAACGACTGGTAATGGAATCTATATTGGCTCTGGCGAGCGTGTTTTCTTTGAGAAAAACGCCGCAGATGAATTACATGCACCCGCTTCAAATGCATCTTCAGTATGGGCATCGGAAGTCGCATACAAAGCATAATAAGGGGAAAGAAATGTCACTACTAATTAAAGATATTACGGAAGAAGTCTCGTATATCACTGAGTCAAATGAAGACACAGGCGATAAGACTTATTTCATAGAAGGCATCATCATGCAAGGTGATGTAAAAAATCGTAATGGTCGTGTTTATCCTAAAGAAGTTCTTATTCGTGAAGCGAAGAGATATAGCGAAAACTATGTTGCAAAAAATCGCGCATACGGAGAGTTAGGTCATCCAACTGGTCCCACAATCAATCTTGATCGTGTTTCTCATATGTTCACTGATTTGAAACAAGAAGGCGCTAATATTGTTGGTCGCGCTAAAGTTATGGACACACCTATGGGTAAGATCGTAAAAAATCTTATCAACGAAGAGGCAAGCTTAGGCATCTCTTCACGAGGTATGGGTTCATTAAAGAAGAATAAGTCTGGTATTATGGAAGTACAGTCTGATTTCATGCTTGCTACAGCTGGCGATATTGTTGCTGATCCCTCTGCACCAGACGCATTTGTAAAAGGTGTTATGGAAGGCGTAGACTGGGTATATGATATTGCTTCATCTAACTGGATTGTCGCTAATGCTTTTGATGAGATCGAAGAAGAAATTAAAGAGACGGCAAGAGTCTCTACAAAAGAGTTAGAAGAGAACGCTTCTAGAATTTTTGAAAAATTCTTACGATCCCTAACAAAGAACTAATTATTATAAATATAGAGAACAAACTACTTGTTAAAGGAGAAAAGTCAAATGAGTGAACTAGAAACAAACGATCTAGACTTAGCGATTGACGAAGCAAAAGCAACTGGTGAAGACTCAATGTCTGCTGATCCAGTAACACCTGCGGGTGGCGAAGTCAAAAAGCGTAAGGCTGATATGAAGAAAGCCGTAGATCCAAAAGCAGATGACGTTGAGGATGATGTAACAACACCTCAAGGCTCTAACGACGAAGGCATGAAAGAAGCTTTCAACGGGCTGTTTGACGGACACGACCTTTCAGAAGAATTTAAAACAAAAACAGTCGCAGTATTTGAAGCCGCTGTTCACGAGCGTGTTCTCTCAGAGAAGGCCGCACTTGAAGAGAAGTTCGAAGCTGATTTGACTGAGCAAGTTGAAAATGCCGTAGAAGACTTGGTAGAAAAAGTAGATTCGTATCTGAACTATGTCGTCGAAAATTGGATGACTGAGAATTCAGTAGAAATCGAAAGCAACATCAAAGTAGAAGTTGCCGAGTCGCTATTAAGCGGTATTAAAGGTCTAGTTGTTGAACACAACATTCAGATTGATGATGAAGAAGTTGAAGTTATTTCCGATCTGGAAGAAAAGCTTGATGAATCTAAGGCTAAGTACAACGAAGTCGTAGAAGAAATCATGTCTCTGAAAGAAGAGAAAAAACAACTAGAACTACAAAACGTTTTCAAAACTATCTCTGAAGGCTTAACAGACACACAAGCTGAAAAACTTTCTGTTCTCTCAGAAGGTGTTTCATACGAAACTGTTGAAGACTTCAAAGTGAAGCTTGAAGCGATTAAAGAGAATTACTTCAATGAAGCAGTTGCTACTCAAGAAGACGAAACAGAGTATCTTGAGGAAGAAGTTGTAGAAGAAGAAGTGAAGACAGCGATTGATCCTACTGTCGCTCGTTATGTTGATAGCATTGGTCGTCTTGCAAAATAACGTTTTTTATAAATAAACTTAGATAAAATCTCAAAAAGGAGAATTCAGATGAGAAACGAAGAACTAATGAAAAAGTGGTCGCCAGTGCTAGAGCATGATGCGTTACCTCAAATTGGTGACAAGCATCGTGCCGCTGTAACTGCAACACTGCTTGAAAATACAGAGATTGCTCTACGTGAGGGCACATCTTATTCACCAACATCTCTTCTTACAGAAGCAGAAGTTGGTCCCGTAAACAACACAGGCGAAGTACAGAACTATGATCCAGTTCTTATTTCTCTAGTTCGCCGCGCTATGCCTAACCTAGTCGCATACGACATTGCTGGTGTACAGCCAATGACTGGTCCTACTGGACTGATCTTTGCAATGCGCTCTAACACTGTCGATGCCGCAAACAACGAAGTAAAGACTGAAGCGTTCTATAACGAAGCAGACACAGACTTCTCCGGTACAGGCACACAAGCAGGCACTACTGGTAATGCCGCAACTGCTAACACTGGTACTGGTATGGCAACAACTGCCGCTGAACAGCTTGGTTCTAACGGTGGTGGCGATTTCGCTGAAATGTCTTTCCAGATCGACAAAGTTTCTGTTGAAGCAAAGTCTCGTGCTTTGAAAGCAGAGTACACAACTGAGCTTGCACAAGACTTGAAAGCAATTCACGGTCTTGATGCTGAGACAGAACTAGCGAACATGCTTTCTGCAGAACTTCTAGCAGAAATCAACCGCGAAGTTGTTCGTACAGTATATAACACTGCGGTAACTGGTTCTCCAGATACTTCAAGTGCCGGTACTTTCAACCTAGACGTTGACGCAAATGGTCGTTGGTCAGTTGAGAAGTTCAAGGGTCTAATGTTCCAAATCGAGAAAGAAGCTAACGCAATTGCAAAAGCTACTCGTCGCGGTAAGGGTAACATCATCCTATGTTCTTCTGACGTAGCATCTGCACTGCAAATGGCTGGTGTACTTGATTACACACCTGCACTTAACAGCAACAACCTGAACCCAGACGACACTGGTAACACATTCGTCGGTGTTCTAAACGGTCGCTTCCGCGTATACATCGATCCATATGCTGGATCTAACTACATGGTCGTAGGTTATAAGGGATCTTCAGCATTCGATGCTGGCTTGTTCTACTGCCCATACGTACCATTACAGATGGTCCGCGCAGTTGGTGAGAACAGCTTCCAGTCGAAGCTGGGCTTCAAGACTCGTTACGGCATGGTTGCAAACCCATTTGCTCCAGGCTCTGCTCAAGGTAACGGTGCTCTTACAGCCAATGCGAACGTCTACTACAGACGTACACTGGTTACAAACCTACTATAATAAGAATCGGATTAACCGATCACTTAGGGGCTCCTTCGGGAGCCCTTTTTTTGTGAGATATAAATAGATGTATGAAACATGATAAGGTGATCATATGCTTCAAAATTATCTAAATCCAATTGAATTTAAATTTGTACTTGAGAGACTGCCTAGCATAGAGTTTTTTGTGCAGTCGGTAAATATTCCTGGCATCTCATCTGGATCAACAGAACAAGTCACACCATTTAAGACAATCTACTTACCTGGAGATAAGATGGTTTTTGATGATCTTAGTATGACTGTTCTCATTGATGAAGATTTAAAGTCTTACTATGATGCTTGGTTTTGGCTAACAAGTCTTACTCGCGCAGAAGGCTTTGGTTCTTATCAACAGATTGATAGTGGAGATGGCGTTATCTCAGACGCATCTCTATTCGTCACAACAAATTCAAAAAATCCAAATATCGAGATTCGGTTCAAAGATTTGTTTCCAATCTCTGTGGGTGCTGTACAGTTGGCTATCAATCAGGGTGATGTTACTCCCGCTACATTTGATGTCACATTCAAATACTCTTCATACGAATTTGTAAATATCACTTGACATATCGCTAAAGATTTGCTACAATAGCAAAGCTTAAAACTGCGAGGTACATAATGAAAATTGAAGAACTCTATGAGATGTGGTCAAAAGACTGCGAGATCGATCAGACAAACATCTCAAGCGAATCAGCAAATATTCCAAAGCTACACAACAAATACTTTCGTGTTTACATGGAAGAGGGTTTGCGTTTAAAAAAGTTGCGATCTGAGTATAAACAACTCAAACTCCTCAAAGAGCAATATTATAAAGGCGAACTTGATCAAACAGAATTGGATGAGAATGGCTGGCAACCTCAGCCATTAAAAATTCTCAGACAAGACATACCTACATATATTGAAGCAGATAATGACATTATCAATGCAAGTCTTAAGATTGGTATGCAAGAAGAAAAAGTAGGCTATCTTGAATCTATTATCAAACAAATCAATAATAGAGGATTTCAACTTAAAACAATCGTTGATTGGGAACGATTTAGAACTGGCGCAATGTAATGTCTGATGTGACGATTGAAAAGATCGACAACCTATATATCAAAGTAAATGCTGAACCATCAATCAAGATGGAGATCAGTGAATACTTTGAGTTCTATGTGCCTGGCTATAAATTTATGCCAGCATATAAGAATAGAATGTGGGATGGTAAAATTCGTCTCTTCAATTCAATGACTGGTCTTGTCTATGCAGGGCTTCAAAACTATATTCTGAAGTTTTGTAATGACCGTAATTATGATGTAGAAGTCATATCAGAAGTTTATAAAAAAGCAAGTGTTAACGAAGACGCAGGAATGCAATTAGCTCTGGAGTACGATACACCGTTCGCTCCTAGAGATTATCAAAATGATGCAGTCGTACATGCATTACAATATAATAGGGGTCTCTTCCTGTCTCCTACAGCGTCTGGTAAGTCTTTTATCATCTATCTACTCTCTCGTTACCACGTTGAAAACAAAAGAAAAGTTCTGATTATTGTACCTACGATTTCTCTTGTTTCTCAGATGGCATCCGACTTTGATGACTATAATAAAAATCGTTCACTCGATATACATAAAATTACTGCAGGTGTTGACAAGAACGTCGAAGCAGATTATACTATAACAACATGGCAGTCAATACACAAACTCAAGAAAGATTGGTTTGCAAGGTTTGATGTAATTGTAGGAGATGAAGCACACTTATTTAAGTCGAAGTCTTTGACAAAGATACTTGAGAAAACTTCACATATAGAATATCGATATGGGTTTACTGGAACACTTGATGAAAGCCTCACACACAAGCTTGTGCTTGAAGGTTTGTTTGGTGCAGTATATCAAGTCACAGAAACAAAGAAGTTAATCGATGAAAAGACACTTGCTGATTTTGATATTAAAGCACTTGTTTTGTCGTATCCGCAAGAAACGCGACAACTAAATAAGAATAAGACATATCAAGAAGAAATTGACTGGATTATTCGCAATGAAGCAAGAAACAAATTCATACGAAATCTTGCTTGGAGTCTGAATGGTAATACTCTCATACTTTTCCAATATGTAGAAAAGCATGGTAAAGTATTAGCACCTCTTCTCGAAACAGAAGGTAAAGCACTACATTTCATACATGGCGGAGTCGATGCAGAAGCACGTGAGGTTGTTAGAAAGATTGCTGAGTCTAGTAGTGATAACATTATTCTTGCCTCTTATGGTACTTTCAGCACTGGGGTTAATATTAAGCGTCTCGATAATATTATCTTTTCTTCCCCTTCTAAATCTCGAATAAGAAATCTTCAATCAATCGGACGTGTCTTAAGAAAAGGGAATGGTAAAGAGAAAGCTACACTATATGATATCGTAGATGATCTACAACATAAGAACTTTGAAAACTTTGCTATTCGTCATTTTAAAGAAAGAGTGAAAATATACAGTGATGAACAATTTGACTTCAGAATATATAACATAGATATAAAAGGATAACTTATGAAAAGTTTAATCAATATCAAGTTAAATAATGGAGAAGAATTGCTTGCTAAAATTGTAGATGAAGATGATACTGTTCTCACTATCGAGAATCCAGTTCAAGTAGATGTGTCACCTGAGAATGGTATATTTTGTAAGTCTTGGCTTCTTCTCTCTGAATCTAATATAGCTACCCTCAATAAAGATGCGCACATCTTTTTCACTCAAAAAGCGTCTGACATTGCAGTCTCTTACTATGATGAGTTTCTTGATCGAATCGAAGAACAGGAAAGTGAGTTAGACTTTATGGATCAAGAAGAGCTTGATGAAGGTATCGATCATCTCGAAGAAGTTCTCACAACTTTACTTGAATCCAAGAAAGCTACAAGACACTAATATATTATTTTAATCAGCTATAAAGCTATTATACACCTAAAAGTATCTCTTGTCAAGACATTTTTTAGCTTGACAGAGTACTTTTTTTGTGTTATGATATGAAAAATTAAAACTATGAGAGGATTTTATGTCTAAAAGAAACTATGTCAACAACGCAGAGTTCTTAGCTTCGATTGTGAAGTATAAAGAAGCCTGTGATGAGGCAGAGAATTGCGGTGATGATGCACCAAGAATTCCCAACTATATTGGTGAGTGCCTATATCAGATCGCGAATCGTCTAGCTACCAAGCCAAACTTCTCTGGTTACACATATAAAGAAGAGATGGTGAGTGATGGTTTAGAGAATGCGATTCAGGCACTCGGTAACTTTAATCCAGAGAAGTCGAGTAATCCCTTTGCTTATTTCACACAAATTATTTGGTTTGCTTTCTTGCGCAGGATTGAGAAAGAGAAAAAACAAGTTTACATTCGCCATAAAGTGATCGAAAATTCTGTCGTCACAGGTACGGCTGTAGAGAAAGAAAGTGGAGAAAGTGGAGAACCAAACTATATTGATTTAAATAATGACTATATGAATGATTTTGTTTCAAACTATGAGAAAAGAATTGAAACGAAACGCAAGAAAAGTGAAACGAAAAGTGAAAAAAGTGAAACGAAAAAAGGTTTGGAGAAATTTATAGATGAAGATCGCAGTAATCAATGATACCCACTGGGGTGCAAGAAATGACAATGCAGTTATCGCAGATTTTATTATTAAGTTTTACCGAGAAGTTTTCTTTCCCTATCTAAAAGAAAACAACATCAAGACGATCTTTCATTTAGGAGATGTTACTGATCGCCGTAAATATATCAATTACGTAACAGCAAAAAATCTTGAAGACAACTTTATGAAAGTTTGTCATGAACAAGGTATTGAATTGTACATGATTGCTGGTAATCACGATACATTCTATAAGAATACGAATGACGTGAACTCTCTTAATCAACTGTACGGCAATTCAAAGTACGATAACATTCACTTATATTGGAAACGTCCAGTCGAGTTAGAAATGGACGGGTGTAATATTATGTTGTCGCCTTGGATTTGTTCTGAGAATGAGCAAGAAACATATGAAATGTTCACAAAGACAAAAGCACAAATTCTCATGGGTCACTTTGAGATTGCTGGCTTCGAAATGGACAAAGGTCATATCTGTGATCACGGTATGGACAAGAAAGTGTTTCATAAATTTGACAGTGTATACTCAGGACACTTTCATCAGCCATCAAAGCACGGAAACATCTCTTATCTAGGTGCACCATATGAGATGACTTGGAATGATTATGACTGCAAACGAGGCTTCAATGTTTTTGACACTAATACTCGTGAGATGACACATGTTCGTAATCCGTTCAGACTCTTTCACAAAATCATGTATGATGATGCAAACATGACAATTGAAGATGTCGCGAATCTTGACACTTCCCTCTTGACAAACACCTTCATTAAAGTTATAGTACAGAATAAAGAGAACCCATATATCTTTGATCTGTTTTTAGATCGTATTCAGAAAGCAGGAGCGGCTGACATCAAAGTTGTTGAGGATCATATGAACCTTGATGTGATTGATGATGACGCTTTGATTGATGAAGCGCAAGATACGATGACGATCTTAAAACAATATATCGACAACCTTGAAACATCTGCCGATAAAGTGAAACTTGAGAATTTTTTGCGCGGTTTACATAGTGAGGCTATTAGTCTGTGATACATTTTAAATTAGTTCGTTACAAGAATATCTTGTCTACAGGTAATGCTTGGACTGAAATTGTTCTTGATAAAAGCAAATCAACCCTAATTATTGGTGATAATGGCGCGGGCAAGTCTACAATGTTAGACGCAATTTGTTTCGCACTTTATGGTAAACCTTTTCGTAAGATCAATAAGCCTCAGCTATTGAACTCGATTAACCAAAAAGAACTCATGACAGAAGTCGTGTTCAACATTGGTTCAAAAGAATATTTGATTCGACGAGGCATTAAGCCAAACATCTTTGAAATATGGTGTAACAATGAACTCTTAAATCAAGATGCGGCTGCCAGAGATTATCAAGCCTACCTTGAAGAAAATATTCTGAAGCTTAACTACAAGTCTTTTGGTCAAGTTGTTGTTCTTGGTTCATCGACTTTTGTGCCATTCATGCAACTATCTGCAAAGCACAGACGCGAGGTCATTGAAGACCTTCTTGATATTCAAATCTTTACAACGATGAATAATCTGTTGAGAGAGAAGGTAACAACAAATAAAGATGAAATCAATGAGATCAAGTACCAAATTGACTTGTTGAAAAACAAGGTCGAGTCCGCAGAATCTCATAACGACTCGATTCGTAAAATGCGCGAAAAAGAAGTTTCAAAGCTAAAAGAAAAACTTCGTGAACAGATTGCATTGATTGAAGACGAACAAAAAGCGGTCAATGAAATCATGGAAGAAGTAAAGGCTTTGACTGATAGTATTTCAGACAAAGCCTCAGCAAAGCAAAAACAGAAAGAGTTGGAGAAAATTGATGCTCAACTTTCCAATAAACTTACCAAACTACGCAAAGATATCACTTTCTACGAAGACCACGACAACTGTCCAACCTGTAGACAAGGCATCGAACACGAGTTTAAAGAACAAACAGTTTCAGAATCAACAACAAAAATCAAAGAAATCGAAGACGCCCAAAAAGAACTCTTTGGTCGATTTGACAGCGTAGCCAGTAGACTCGAAGAGATTAGTGAAATTGAAGACAACATCTCTTCGAAGAACCTTGATATGTCTGAACATAATGCTAACTATCGTATGGCAATGAATGTCTGTAAGTCAATTAAGAAAGATTTGACAGACGCCGAAAAAGAAGTCGAAGAGATTGATAACACGACCATTCAGCAACTCGAAGAAGAATTAAACTCTTACCATACAAAGCAGTCTCAGTTATTTGAAGACAAAGAGCTTCTTGGTATTGTTGGTTCAATGTTGAGAGATGGTGGTATCAAAACACGCATCATTAAGCAATATGTTCCAGTGATGAATAAGTTGATTAATAAATATTTGGCAGCCATGGACTTCTTTGTTCAGTTTGAACTTGATGAGAATTTTGATGAGACTATTAAGAGTCGCTTTCGTGACATTTTTTCTTATGCTTCGTTTTCCGAAGGAGAAAAACTTCGTATTGACCTTGCCCTACTATTTACATGGCGAGCCGTTTCAAAACTACGAAACTCAGTTTCAACCAATTTGTTAATTATGGATGAGATTATGGACTCATCTCTTGATTCTGCTGGAACAGATGAGTTTCTTAAAATTATTAATGAATTGACTGCAGACTCAAATATCTTCATTATTAGTCATAAGGGTGATCAACTCTTTGAAAAGTTTGATAGTACAATTCGCTTTGAAAAAGTGAAAAACTTTAGTCGTATGGTTAAGTAGGAGAAAACAATGACTTTAGAAGAATACCAAAATAAACTCAATGATGTGCTTGTAGAGATTCAAATGCTCAAGCAAAACAAATACCTAGGTTACCAAATTCGTGTGAAAGACTTAGAGAAGCTTGCAGGAGAATTGACTGCAAGAGTCAATGAGATGAAATCCAAATAAGTAAAATGGCAAATGTTAAAAACAAGCGAGTCGGTATAACTGCCTCAGCATTTGATCTATTACACTCCGGTCATGTATCGATGCTTCGCGAAGCAAAAACGCAATGTGATTATTTAATCTGTGCGCTACATATCGATCCATCTTTAGACCGTACAGAGAAGAATGCTCCTATTCAGAATACTGTAGAGCGATACACACAACTTGCGGCAGTCAGATATGTGGATGAGATTGTGCCATATCTTCATGAGAAAGAGCTAATCGACATTATTGAAATGTATATGCCTGATGTACGAATTTTAGGTGACGAATATAAAGATACAGACTTTACAGGACGCGATATTTGTGATAGACTAGGCATTGAATTATATTTCAATAGCCGTAACCATCGATTTGCATCTAGCGAATTGAGAAAGAGAATCGCAAGTAATGACAAGTAAAGGCATCTTCTATAGCACTCGTTCTTTCACTGGTAGAGAGGGTGAGGGCATTATGCACCACATCAAATCGATCACATCTAAGTCAGATGTGGTAGATGGTCTGACGGATGGCACCACAGATGCTATGTCTCAAGCACTCTATAAGTTTAATGGTATGCGCCTGCGTAATGTGGTCGGTGAAGTGTCACACTTTTATCACGCAAAAGGCATTCACATGTCTAACTGGATGGAGTTCTATGATGCACTTGACGTATCGGGCTTTGAACAGTATGATGATCTTTATCTTATGGGTGGGGTTGACTTATGGCGTTCTGGTCTGACTCGCAATGGTAAACGCTCTGGTATCTTTCCAAAAGATAAGGGACAGATTAACTTTGTGTCAACAGGTGTAAGACTTGCAAACATTCTTGCTCTACTAAAAGCACACAATACATTTGGCACACGTTTACACGAACTCGCATTTGATCCAAACGAAATGCCAATGGGTCAGTTTCACGCAGATGTTGCTCCAACAGAAAACTACTGGATTTATCATGGTTATGATATTTCACACTATGACATTCGTAGACTTGATAGTTCACAATACCAATTCAACTCTGAATTCAAGTTGTTTGAAGCAGATAAGAACTACGACTTCACGTTTGGTTACACTGTGTTACAGAGTAGTGAACGTGCAAAATATATTGAGTGGGTAAACGAAATGGCTGCCAAGTTTTCCAAAGCTAACCTATTTGTCAAGTCAGACTGTGGTGATGAAGACACAAGTGTGAGCCGTCCAGTTTACCTAAATAAGATAGAGCAATCAAGATTTACGTTGATGTTGCCATCATATGATGAGTCTTGTTTCTCTATTTACAGATTTATTGAATCATTAGATAAAAAGTGCTTGCCAATCATACACAAATCGTGTATACTAAGCGAAGTTGAAAAATCATATAATGTAGACTTGTCTCATTTAGTTGTAGACGAATCTATGAGCGAAAACAGAAGACTTGAATTACTTGATTATTATATCGAGAAGTTTATGGTATTTGAGAAAGGTTATTGTTAATGAGCAAAATTAAAGAGAGTTCGGAATACGACAATTACATGGATCAACAGAAACGCACTGAAGATAACTACAGTGTTGGGCTTGATAAGTTCTTTGATGAGCCTGTCAAGCCAGTTCTGTACGACCAGACCAAAGCAAAGAAAAAGAATGATGCATGGAAAGTTCTTTACGTTCACTTCCGTGAACAAAAAGATATGGTTGAGTTCTGTCAGCTAATTAATCAAATGATTCCTTATAACATGAAAGAAACTTGGTATCCATTGCACGATCCAGAAAAAAGTTTATTTGGTATCGATGACGAAGAAGCTGTTTCAATCGACGAAAATTTACTCTCATCGCCAAAAAAAGATTTTGGTGAAACAACGCTTGATGTTGACGTTGATCTCAAAACCCACGACGATTATAAGTGGCGCCAACATTGGGTAGGCATGCCAGAATATGTACAAGAGAATAAAGATAACTTTCGCACAGTTCATATCAAGTTTCGTAAGCCTGAACACTATCACGAATTCTCGAAGCGCATCAATCAAGAGATGACAGAGAAGACGAAAGCGATTTGGCACCCAGAGTTGAAAGTTACAAAAAATAGGTTACTGCGTTGGGTTGAAGATGGTGTTCGAACACTACCAAAGCATCCTCTTTACATCATCTCTAAAACACGCTATGACAGTATGTTTACGTCAAGGTCTCTTGCACGAATGCAGATACCTCACTATATTGCAATTGAACCGCAAGAAGAAAAGCAATATGAAGAAGCCCTTGACAAGTTTGATATTCGCAAATATGTGACACTTCTTGTTGCGCCTTTTTCTAATCATGGTGATGGTCCTGGTCGTGCAAGAAACTGGTGTTGGGACCACTCTATCAGTATTGGTGCTAAGTATCATTGGGTGTTTGATGACAACATTTCTGACTTCTATCGTCTACATGAGAATCAGCGCATTCGCTTCGAGAGTGGCGCAGGATTTCGTGCGATGGAAGATTTTGTAGAAAGGTTTAAAAATGTTTACATTGCTGGTCCACAGTATCGATTCTTTATTGCACCAGATCAGAAGTATCCTGCTTTCGTTGCCAATACCCGTATATATTCTGCTTTGCTCATCAGGAATGATTGTAAGCATCGCTGGCGTGGTCGATATAATGAAGATACTGATTTGTGTCTCCGAGTGTTGAAAGATGGTGACTGTACTATTCAATTTAATGCATTCATGCAAGGTAAAGCGGCTACACAAACTGTGGGTGGTGGAAACACTGCAGAGTTTTACCATGCAGAGAACAAAGACAAGATTGAAGAAGGGTGGAATGCCGAAGGTACAGTGAACAAGTCACAAATGCTCGTTGATATGCACCCTGATGTGACACGTCTTGTATGGCGCTATAATCGCTGGCATCACTGGGTTGACTACGAACCATTCAAGAAGAACAAACTCGAATATGTCGATGGATTCGTAAAGCCTGATGGCAACAATAATTATGGAATGAGACTCGAAACAAATTTTTCTGAAAAAAAGTGAAAAAAAGTGTTGACAAGCAATGAGTGGTGTAATATATTATATCTTGTAAGACACACACAGCGAGATACAAAATGCAGATTGTAACAAGAAATGATAGCGTTCCAACATGTCAAGTTTCTGGATGCTGTAAAACAGCACAAAACACAACCGGTGGAGAAAACCCTAGATTTCGAAAAGCGAAGTGGGTACGCGAAGAGTATGGGGTAGAAGAAGGTTGGGTTTGCGCAAAGCATCATGGTGAAAAGATTGCTAAGGCACGCGGTGCGAAATCTATTCGACACGTGATGGCACAGAATGCTGGGTTTGGTGACAACGTTACTGCTTACACAAACTCTATGCACCCTTACTTAAAGTATCGTAAGAACTACTGTGAAAATCAAGATGGTCGTCTTGGCTTTGCTTGTACATACAGTGGACCTAGTGCTGAACAGTTAGTTGCGGCAGGGCTTGATGATACGTTTATGGGCTGGTTACAAGTTGATCATATTGATGGTAACTCAGAGAACAACGTTGAAGAAAACCTTCAGACGCTTTGTGCGTGTTGCCACACAGTAAAGACAGCGATCAGCAAAGACTATTTGACGCCTGGTCGTAAGACAATTAAGGCTATGAAAAAAGCCGCTTGAAAAGCTACACCATAAGGTTGTACATGAACGAGAACAGAAAAGACTTCATCTTTGACTTAGAAACAATAGGGGCAAACGTTCACGTCTGTCCCATTGTGGACATTGCATATACAACTTTTTACTGGGATAGGTTTATCGAACAGCCATATTCTTTTGAAGAACTTACTGGCATGATGCAAACAAACAAAGCATCGATAATAGATCAGATGAAAAACTTTGGTTGTAGTTATAAGAAATCAGATGTTGAGTGGTGGGAAAAATTACCAGATCACGCAAGAGATAAACTCAATCCTCAAAAAACAGACTTGACAACACAAGAATTTTGTGATACTATTATAAAATATCTTGTCGCTGAAAAGAAGATCGATTATTGGTGGTCTCGAGGTAACACTTTTGACCCAGTAATTCTTTGGAGATTCATGAATGCGTGTGGTAATGGCTATACATTTGATGAATATCTAAAGTTCTACAAAGTAAGAGATATTCGTACTCACATTGATGCAAAGTTTAACTATACAACCAGAAGTGGTTTTGTTCCCGTATCAGATACAGATTACTGGGAAAGAAACTTTGTAGCGCATGATAGTACTCACGATGTTGCCGCAGATATTCTGCGCCTGCAGGCAATTCACAGAGCAGAGAATGATTTGGAGCAAGTTATAAAATGACAAAATACAATGCATCAGAAACTGGTGCTATGCGTGAAGCTTTAGGTGTTCCTTATTTTCGTCAAGTGCCTCTTGAGGCTATTTCTGCCGGGGCAGCCGCACTTGAATATGGTGCAAGAAAATATGATCACCGAAACTGGGAAAAGGGTTTACCCTGGCAACAGATGATTGATAGTTTAAAAAGACACATCGACGACTTTGAACGTGGTCACAATGATGATAATGGTTCAGATGGTTCTGGTCTTCCTCAAGTGTGTATGATTATGGCAAGTGCGATGATGTTATCTGCCTCAGTGATTCGAGGTATAGGTAATGATGATCGTATGCCTCAGATTGGTGAAGAAGCATTCACTGCAAAAGAATGTGCAAAGTGGATGAAGATGCAACTTGATAATGCCGAAGAATTTGAGGCAAGAAAAAGGAATAGACTATGAAAATTGAACTGAAAGTTGAAGAGCTACAAAAGAAAAAACTCTTTGTAGCAACACCAATGTATGGCGGCATGTGTACAGGTCAATACACAAAATCGTCAAATGATCTCACGATGGTTTGCGCAAAAAATAATATTGAACTTCGATCATACTATCTGTTTAACGAGTCGCTGATTACTCGTGCAAGAAATTATTGTGTTGATGAGTTTTTGAGGTCAGATTACACTCACCTGCTGTTTATCGACAGTGACATTGGCTATGACTTTCGTGATGCGCTAACTTTACTACAGTTATGTGATAGTGACAATGGTTATGATATCATCACAGGTCCATATCCTAAAAAGACAATTGCTTGGGAAAAGATTGTCCAAGCAGTCAAGATGGGTTTAGTGGATGATAATCCATTTGAACTTGAGAAGTATGTGGGTGATTATGTATTTAATCCAGTTGAGGGTCAATCATCTTTTAAAATCGCAGAGCCTGTTGAGATTAAAGAAGGCGGTACTGGATTTATGATGATCGACAGAAAAGCACTTGAGAAGTATCGTGATGTATATTCAGAATTTATGTACAAGCCCGATCATACTCGAACTAAGAATTTTGATGGCGAGAACGAGATTATGGCTTTCTTTGATTGTGTAATCGATCCCGAGTCAAAACGATATCTGTCTGAAGATTATATGTTCAGTCAGTATGCAAGAAAAGCAGGACTTCATATTTGGATGTGTCCTTGGATGCAACTTCGTCACACGGGTACGTACACATTTAATGGTAGTTTGGCTCATATCGCACAGGCAGGAGCGTCAGCAACTGCGACAACTAAGTCGAGTGAAAAAAATTACTTGACAAAAGGTGTAAAACCTGATATAAATACAAACAATGCTAATCGTAAAACTCGACGTGCCGCTAAGAAGGGTAAATAAACTATGAAACTAAGTGATCAAACCTTGAGTGTTCTCAAGAACTTTTCTCAAATCAATCCGAGCGTGGTCTTTCGACCTGGTCAGACGATTCGAACAATTTCTCCACAGAAGACAGTTATGGCTGCCGCTAATGTTGAAGAAATGTTTGAGACGACTGCTGGCGTCTACGACCTTTCTCGTTTTCTAGCCACAATCTCGCTCTTTGATGAGCCAGATGTAGTTTTTGGCGAAAATCAATTTGAAATCGTTGGTGGTAAATCAGCACTGAAGTATACATATACATCAGAGAATATGATTGTCACACCACCTAACAATGATATTGTTGTTCCAAGTCCTGAAGCAACAATTGATATTTCTTGGTCAGCCATTGAAGGCGTCATTCGTGCCGCTGGTGTACTTGGCTTACCAGAAATTGCTTTCAGTAGCGATGGGAGTACAGTAACTCTGTCTGCTGTTGATAGCAAAAATCCAACGTCAGATACCTTCAGTAGTTCAGTAGCTGAAGGTGGAGACTTTGGTGAGTTTCGTATGGTCGTTAAGACTGAGAACTTGAAACTTCTTCCGTCTGATTATGTTGTGTCGCTTTCTTCTAAGGGCATGGCGCATTTTGCATCAGATAAAGTAAACTACTGGATTGCAATCGAAAGTAAATAAGGAGCTTTAATATGAGCGAAGCAACTCAATCTGCGCCCGAAGCGCAAACTGAAGATCAGGGTCCTGGTCTTTCTCTTAACGACATCGCGGCTGCGGTGCAAATCGTCGATGTAGCATCACAGCGTGGTGCTATTCGTGGCGAAGAGATGACGGCTGTTGGTACAGTTCGTGATCGATTCATGGCATTCTTGAATCATGCCAAAGAGCAGGGTCAAATTGACCGTGTTCCTGGCGATCCAATGCCAGAAGCTGAGGCTAATGAAGCCGCTTCAGAAGAGTAAAATCTTCAAAAGAGGGGGTTCAACCCCCTCTTTACTATATTATATTATGAATGAAAAACAATTGGAGATGTGTCGTGAGACCTGAATTTTTATGGGTAGAAAAGTATCGTCCTAAACGTGTAAAAGACACAATCTTACCTAATACGTTAAGTAAAACTTTTCAACAATTTGTAGATCAAGACAATATTCCGAATCTATTATTGACTGGTCGTGCAGGTGTTGGTAAAACAACAATTGCTAAAGCAATGCTTGAAGAGTTGTCTTGTGATTATATTGTCATTAATGGCAGTATGAATGGTAATATTGATACATTGCGTGTAGAAATCGCTAACTTCGCTTCTACTGTTTCTTTTTCTGGTGGTCGTAAGTATGTCATTCTTGACGAAGCTGATTATCTGAATCCAAACTCGACTCAGCCAGCTTTACGAAACTTTATGGAAGAGTTTAGTAAGAACTGTGGCTTTATTCTCACTTGTAACTTCAAGAACCGCATCATTGAACCGTTGCATTCAAGATGTTCTGTTGTTGAGTTTAAGATTCCGAATGAGGAAAAGCAAGAGATTGCCGCACAGTTCTATAAGCGTGTAATCAACATTTTGAAAGAAGAGGATGTAGAGTATGATAACAAAGCTGTTGCTGAGTTGGTCAAGACTCATTTCCCAGATTGGCGTAGATGTCTTAACGAGTTACAGCGTTATTCTTCTACTGGTCGTATTGACACTGGGATCTTGGCTAACAAGTCATTAGAAAATTTTGAAAAATTAATCACTCTTATGAAAGAACGTAACTTCACAGAAGTGCGCAAGTGGGTTGCAGAAAATAGTGATGTAGATAGTGCGGTATTGTATCGTCAACTGTATGACATGTTGCCGCTTAAAATTAATAGCACACAAAGCGTTGCTGATGCAATTGTCATCTTAGCAGAATATCAATACAAAGAAGCTTTTGTTGCTAATTCAGAAATCAATCGTGTTGCCGCACTTGCAACACTAATGGCAGAGGTAAATTGGAAATGAATAGAATGCAAGAAATTTTGGTAGTCACAATGGAAGAATGTTCAGAAGTCGCAATTGAAGCTTCGAAGATTGTTCGATTTGGTTATGAAAAGAGTGACTCTCTCGAATCTGAGATCGGAGACTTGTATTGCATGATCAAAATTCTTGAAGAAGAAGGCATGATCAATATGGAAAATGTAAAGCTATGTGCCCAAGCCAAAAGAAATAAGCTAAAGCAGTGGAGTAATATTTTTGATGATGAACCCGATGACTTTCTTTCAAACGAAATCCAAGAAAGTCTGCCTTTTGTGTGAGGCAGACTGTACAAAAGATTATTCTGTAGTCAAGTATCGCTATGAAGGTGGTCAAATTGGCGAAGCAAATCTCTGCGCGAAATGTTCAGAAGATATAAACAATTCAGAAAATGGATTAGGTGATGTAGATGAGTTCTCCCTTTGACTATGTAAATTCAATCTCGCAAAACAAGACCAATATGATGCGAGACACAGAAAATGACGCTCTTGCTGAAAAAGATTACAGTGCTTTTCTCGTAAACAAAGCACTCTCTTATCATGCAGATACGTTACTACATGCGAATCTTATGAATCAATATAACCAACTTGATAGTCGTCCTCAGTACGAGTTTTTACTAAATAGTATCAGACCTAAGAAGCGGTTTGCTAAGTGGGCTAAAGATACTAGTGGTAAAAGCTTAGAATATGTTTGTGAATATTATCAATGTAATAAAAACATTGGACGCGAATATCTATCAGTACTCTCTAGTGAACAAATAAAATTGATAAAAAAAGAATTAGAGATAGGTGGTGTAAATAATGAATCTCGTAGAAAATCTCGTAGAGGTTGAGTTGCCAAACGACGAAAGCTTCTTAAAGGTAAAAGAAACTCTTACACGTATAGGTATTGCTTCTCGTAAGGACAAACGTCTTTACCAATCGTGTCACATTCTCCATAAGAGAGGCAAATATTATATCACACACTTCAAAGAACTGTTTATGCTTGATGGCAAGGTAAACAACTTTTCTGAAGAAGACCAAGCACGTAGAAACACAATAGCAAATCTTCTAGAAGAGTGGAACTTAATTCGTGTGGTAAATAAAGAAATGATCGAAGAGCCTAAAGCTCCCATTTCTCAAATCAAAGTTCTTCCTTACAAAGAGAAAAATGATTGGGAACTTGTGGCAAAATATAGTATTGGTAAAAAGAAATAATGATTAATGGGTGAAATGAATATGACAAATTTTGAAAAAGTTCGAGTCTTTATGGAGAATTTCGGACAAGAAGTGAAGACTACGCCAGACTTAAGTACGTTAGAAGTTCGCGCACTTCGCTATGATCTTATTAAAGAAGAGGTCGAAGAGTTGTTTGATGCAATTGCAGAAAATGATCTGGTAGATATTGCTGATGCACTTACAGACATTCTTTATGTGACTTACGGTGCCGGTCACGCTTTTGGTATTGATCTTGACGCTTGCTTTGATGAAGTGCAGAGATCAAACATGAGCAAATTAGGTGCTGACGGAAAACCTATTTATCGCGAAGATGGAAAAATCTTAAAAGGACCAAATTATTTTGCTCCTGATCTTGAAAAGTTCGTCAAAGATGCATAAATAGTACGTGAACGCCTTATAGGGTTCATTTATAAAACAATCTTGCTTAATTTAAAAGGAGATAGCAAAATGACTAATACACGTAGACTAACTACGGATCTACTTAACGATCCATTCTTTATCGGCTTTGATAACATTATAAATAAGTTGTCACAAGTCGAGCAAAACACAACTAACTACCCGCCTTACAATATCGTCAAAACAGATGAGAATTTTTATTCTGTTGAGATTGCGGTAGCTGGCTTCACTGAAGCAGATATCGACATCACTGTTGAAGACGGTGTTCTAAGCATTGAAGGTCGTAAAGAAGGACAATCTGATCAGACGTTCCTACATAGAGGAATTAGCGGTCGACCTTTTAAGCGAACCTTCAACCTCGCCGACACAGTAGTTGTTCGTGCCGCAAATCTTGCAAACGGTGTTCTCTCTGTTGATCTGGAAAATGTAATCCCAGAAGAGAAGAAGCCTCGTAAAATCGAGATTGGTACAACCGAAGAACAATTGCTCACTGAAGGCGAGTAAAAGAAGGGGGGCGGCGTAAGTCGATCCAATATTCGCAGTCGCCCCCCTTCACCCGGACTTTACACACAACACAAAGGAAAAACAAAATGTCAAATAAAAACCCATTCGAAATCCGTTCAGAAATGCTTCAACTTGCAAAAGACTATATGGACCAGCAATATTACATGAACAAAGAGTTTGCAGAAAAAATGTATGATGCTGGAAAAAAGTCGATTGAAGACCTACAAGAAGCGAATAAAATGTATACAATTGATGATCTGATGGCTAAAGCCAAAGAGATGTATACTTTTGTGACTGATAAGGGAAACAATACTTAATAACATAAAAAAATGAAACAAACTCACCACATACCAGAAAGTATTAGTGACTATATCGCATTAGGCTTTACGAAATCTATGCGGTTCATTGCAGATACTTTTTTCGCAAAGCGGTACGGACACAGGGCAGTAGTCTTAGAGACTGTTGCCGCTGTCCCTGGTATGGTAGGAGGTATGTGGATACATTTAAAAAGTTTAAGAAAACTTCGTCCTGGTTATGGTCCCATGATCAGGACGCTTCTTGCAGAAGCTGAAAATGAGCGTATGCATCTCATGACATTTATTGAGATAGCACAACCAAACTGGTTTGAGAGATACCTTATATTGTTTGCTCAAGCTGTATTTTGGCATGTTTATTTTCTCATCTTTCTCATTTCGCCTTACACTGCACACAGAATTGTAGGATACTTTGAAGAAGAAGCTGTCTACAGCTACACTGAGTATCTGAAAGAAGTAGATGATGGTAGAATTGAAAATGTACCAGCGCCTGAAATTGCAATTGATTACTGGAACTTGCCAGAAGATGCAAGACTTCGTGAAGTGATTGTTGCTGTAAGAGAAGACGAGGCTGGTCACAGAGATGTAAACCATCAAATCGCCGACACAGGTCAAGTTTAGTATTGACAATCTACAAATATTGTGCTAGTATAAGCGCATTATTATAGAAATACAAGGCATCACATGACATTTTATACCTGCGTAAATCGTTTTGGTAAGAATATTCTATATCGTGGTTATGATAGCAACGGTAATAGAATACACAGAAAAGTTCCTTTCAAACCTACGCTTTTCTTACCTTCAAAAAAACCAAACACTACTTGGAAAGCACTTGACGGCACACCTGTCGAAGCGATGCAACTTGAGAGCATGGCAGAGGCTAAAGAGTTTGTTGCTCGATATCAAGATGTTGACAACTTCACAGTTCACGGCAACACAAATTATGTTGCTCAGTTTATCCAAGAACAGTTTCCTGGCACAATTAAGTTCAATAGCAAGTTTATCGATCTTGGTAACATTGATATCGAAGTTGCGTCAGATGATGGTTTTCCATATCCAGAACAAGCCAATCATCCAATCATTTCTATTGCATATAAGAGTAGTCGCGAAGGCATCTATCACGTGTGGGGTCTAGGCGACTACTCTGTTGCAGATTCAGAACTGAATCTCAATGGAGAACTCATCCAGTATCGCAAATGTGCTAATGAGCGAGAGTTGATTGAGAAGTTCATGCTGTTTTGGCAAATGAATACACCAGATATCATTACTGGTTGGAACATTCGTCTCTTTGATATTCCTTACATGATTAATCGCATTCTAAAAGTCTGTGGTGAGAAGACTGCAAAGATGTTCTCTCCCTGGGGCATTTATAACTATCGCCAAGTTCGTATGAAGTTCAAAAGCCTTGATGCATATGACATCTATGGTGTACAACAGATGGACTATATTGACTTATTTCAGAAGTTTGGTTATACATATGGTAACCAAGAATCGTATGCACTTGATCATATCGCGAGCGTGATTCTAGGTGAAAAGAAACTCTCGTATGATGAGTATGGTTCGCTTCACACACTATACAAACACAATCATCAGAAATTCATTGACTATAATATTCGAGATGTTGATCTTGTTCGCCGTATTGATGATGAAACTGGTTTGATGGACTTGGCCTTAACAATTGCATACAAGGGCGGTGTGAACTACAACGACACATTTGGCACAACTGCGATATGGGATTGCATCATCTATCGCTATCTGTCTGAACGTAATATTGCTATACCACCAAATGTTAAAAAACATAAAGATCCATATGAAGGTGGTTATGTCAAAGATCCAAAAGTTGGCATGACAGAGTGGATTACCTCGTTCGACTTAAACTCTCTGTATCCAAATTTGATTGTTCAGTACAATATGTCGCCTGAAACTCTTGTTTCAGATGTGAAACTTGATTCTGGTGTTGAACATTATCTCAATTGTGATTCACCAGTCGAGTCTGAATATTCTGTAGCCGCAAATGGTAGTTGCTATCGTAAAGACAAGCAAGGTTTTATGCCAAAAATTATTATCGATCTGTATGACGAACGCAAAACAACCAAGAAAGAGATGTTGAAGTTAAAACAACAAGCGCAGTCAAGCACTTCTACAGACCTCAAGAGAACGATCAATAAACTTGATAATACGCAGATGGCAGTAAAGATTTTGTTGAACTCTCTCTATGGCGCCCTCGGCAACGCATATTTTCGTTACTTTGAAATGGAGATTGCAGAGGGTATCACATTGTCTGGTCAGTTGTCGATTCGATGGGCTGAGAAGGCAATGAACAAAACGCTCAACAAAGTGATGAAGACAGATAAAGACTATGTGATTGCAATTGATACAGATTCTCTGTACGTCGATTTAAGTGATCTTGTCAAAGCAGTCGATCCAAAAGATCCTGTAAAATTTATTGATAAAGCGGCTGAAGAGAAGTTCGTTCCTGCAATTGCAAAAGCTTATGATGATCTTGCAAAGCAGATGAACGTATATGACAACAGAATGGTTATGGCTCGCGAAGCGATTGCCGATCGAGGTGTATGGACTGCAAAGAAGAGATACATATTGAACGTTCACAACAACGAAGGTGTTCAGTACGCCGAACCAAAGCTAAAAGTCATGGGCATTGAGGCAGTTAAATCGTCTACTCCTCAAGTCGTTCGAGATAAGTTCAAAGAAGCGTATAAAATAATTCTCTCTGGCAAAGAGAGTGAACTTCAAGACTTTGTTGAGAAATTCTACGAAGAGTTTAAGAGTTTGCCGCCAGAGCAAGTGTCTTTTCCTAGAGGTGTTTCTGAGATTGACAAATGGCATGATCGCAAAACAATCTACAAGAAAGGCACTCCTATTCATGTTCGAGGCGCGCTGATGTACAATAACATGATTCAGAAAACTGGCTTAGACAAATCGATGGAATTGATCAAAGATGGTACCAAAGTTAAGTTTTGCTATCTACGCAAGCCAAATCCTATGATGGAAAATGTCATCTCGTTTACACAATTCTTGCCAAAAGAGTTTGGGTTGGATCAATACATAGACTACGAAATGCAATTCGAAAAGACCTTCAAAGATCCCCTAAAACTTGTGAGTGATGCTATCAACTGGGATCTTGAAAAACGCAACACAATTATGGACTTTTTCTCTTGACAAAAGAGGCTGAAAGTGATAGTATATGTCTAATATTACAAGAGGAGTAAATCTATGTCATTAATGGATAAATTGATTAAGAATAGTTCTATCAAACAAACTGCGCCTATTATGGACTCAAAGGTCTATGGCAAAAAAGATATGTGTCAAACACAAGTACCTATGATCAATGTTGCACTATCTGGTCGAGTTGACGGTGGCTTAGTGCCTGGCTTGCTTATGCTTGCTGGTCCATCAAAACACTTTAAATCTGCATTCGCGTTACTTATGGCAGCCTCATATCAAAAGAAATATGACGATGCAGTCATTCTTTTCTATGATTCTGAGTTTGGTACACCTCAATCATACTTTGAAAGTTTTGACATTGATCTAGATCGTGTTGTGCATACACCGATCACTGATGTTGAGCAACTTAAGTTCGATATTACAAAGCAGTTGTCCGAAATCGATAAGAACGACCATGTCGTTATTATAATTGACTCGATTGGTAATTTGGCTTCGAAAAAAGAAGTTGAAGATGCTATGAACGAAAAGAGTGTGGCCGACATGTCACGAGCAAAACAACTGAAGTCTCTATTTCGTATCGTTACACCACATTTGAATCTTAAAGATATTCCTCTTGTCTGTGTGAATCACACATATAAAGAGATTGGTATGTTTCCGAAAGATATTGTATCTGGTGGTACTGGTTCTTACTATTCAGCAGACGCGATTTGGATTATCGGTCGTCAGCAAGAGAAAGAAGGCAACGAGATTGCGGGCTATCACTTTGTGATTAATATTGAAAAATCTCGTTACACTCGTGAAAAGAGTAAGATTCCAATTACAGTTACATATGAAGGTGGTATCAACAAATGGTCAGGTTTGTTTGATGTCGCTGAAGAACTTGGTTATATTCGTAAGCCAAAAGTTGGTTGGTTTGAAGCTGTGAACATTGAAACAGGTGAGGTCTTGACAGAGAGCCTCAAACGTGCTAAAGATTTAGCAAACAGCAAAGAGTTTTGGATGATGATGTTTGATAAAACAAATCTTGCAAAAGACATCAAAAATCGTTATACTATTGCAACTCGAAGCTTAGTTGAGCAAGACACTGAAGAAACTCAAGAGGAAACCCCTGACCAATGATCGAAACAACAATACTCTCAAACCTACTACACAATGAAGAGTATTCGCGTAAAGTTGTACCATTTCTCAAAGATGAATACTTTGATGATCTCAACGAAAAAATTGTATTCAAAGAAATTGTTTCTTACATAGACAAATACAATGGGCTTCCTACAAAAGAAGCCTTACGTATTTCTCTTGATGAAAAAGAAAACCTTAACGAAGAACAATACAAGCAGATTTTTGATATTGTTTCGTCTTTGAGAGCCGATGATACTGAAATTGATTACCTTGTCGATAAGACTGAAAAGTTCTGTCAAGATAAGGCAATCTACAATGCAGTGCGCGAATCTATTCTTGTTCTTGATGGTAAACACAAAGCTTTAGAAAAGGGTTCGATACCTGAACTTCTTTCAAAAGCTCTTGGTGTATCTTTTGATAGCAGTATAGGTCACGATTTCACAGAAGATGGAGAAGAACGCTATCAATTTTATCACACAAAAGAAGACAAGATTCCTTTTGATCTAGACTTGCTGAATAAGATTACCAAGGGTGGTCTGTCACGAAAGTCTTTGTCGATTGCACTTGCTGGTACTGGTGTCGGTAAAACTCTTTTCATGACACATAATGCAAGTGCGAACTTGATGAACGGGCTTAATGTTCTTTATATCACAATGGAAATGGCAGAGGAGCGTATTGCTGAACGCATCGATGCAAATTTGCTTGACTTAACAATTGATCAGTTACGTGAGATTCCAAAAGATGTTTACATGAAGCGTCTAGATCGAGTTCGCACAAAAACAACTGGCAAACTGATTGTGAAAGAATATCCAACAGCATCTGCAGGTTCTGCACATTTTCGCCATCTTTTAAATGAACTGAGACTGAAGCGTAATTTTGAACCAGACATCATTTATATCGACTATCTTAACATTTGTATTAGTTCTCGCCTCAAGTATGGTGCGAACGTGAACTCATATACACTTGTAAAAGCAATTGCAGAAGAGCTACGCGGCCTTGCTGTAGAGTTTAATGTTCCTATTGTGTCTGCAACTCAAACAACTCGAACTGGTTATAGTAGTTCTGATTTGGGTTTGGAAGACACCTCAGAATCATTTGGTTTGCCCGCAACGGCAGACTTAATGATTGGTTTGATATCAACAGAAGAACTCGAATCTCTGGGTCAGTTGATGGTCAAGCAATTGAAGAACCGTTGGGGTGATACCAATTACCTGAAGAGATTTGTAATTGGTATTGATAGATCAAAAATGAGATTGTTTGATGCAGAAGAAAGTGCCCAGACTCTTATCAATGGCGAAGCGCCATCACCTCAATCAAAGAGTCAAGACGACGATGACGACTTTGGAAATTCACTGAGAAGAAAATCGAAACCTAAATTTGATGGATTTAAATAATGAAACAGAATTACTATGTTGAAGAGTTTGAAGAATATTACATTGTGGTTGAAAATAGTAGCGATCTTGTGATTGAAAAGTTTCAAGATAAGAGAGAGGCAAGCAGATATTGTAGAAATCTCAATTTGGGGTTTGGATTCGAAGGATCTACTCCTCTATTCATGTCACTTGGAATTAACCCAATAAAAAAGGCGCCCTAAAGCACCTTTTCTATAAGTGATACGTGGCAGAACCGAACCCCACGGACATCTTTACGATGTGACATCTGCTATTCCAACTGTCGAAAAAATTATTTAATCTCAACGCTTGCCTCTTACGTTTTAAACGTACTAACACGCACCCGATCTTATTTATACAAAAAGAAAACTCTGAAAATATTTTTTTAAAAAAAATCAAAAAAAAATCTTGACAAAGCTTTACTTCTACTATATGATATAAATATCAAACTAAGATAGGAGTCAGTTATGTATCAGAGAGACGTATACCAACTAATCGAAGAAGCACTCAACGAAGCAATGATTTTAGAGAGTGCGCACGACAAATATGATGAGTCGCATATGTTAAAGACTGCACAGCGTTTATCAGGTGCGCCATTTGTATCAGTACAAAGCGTTTTCATGGAAAAGCGTGGTTTCACAAAGTCTTTTAGTGACTTTGCTGATGCCGTGTAGGGAGCTTTTGCTCCCTTTACTATTTTATAAATAATGATATCACTATTCGGAGTATCATTATGGCAAAGACATTTGCCCAATTTTTAAACGAATCGAAAGTTTCAATTGAAACTGTTGAAAATCGATTGCGTCTCATGGGCTATAAAAATCTAAAGCGAGAGTCTTCACGCACCATCTCTATTTTAACAGACGACAATCGAGTCAAGGTTTTAGAGAATGTTGCAAAACAACTCGAAGATATGCAGGCAAAGTATGATCCAGATAAAGGATCGTCTTCTGTCGGTGCAGTTGTTGCGGGTCTCTTCACAATTAAAGCGCGTCCAGCGTCAAAGCAAGGCAAAAAGTCTGCGGGTCTAGACAACGAAGATGCAATGATTGAAGGCATCAAGCAGTTCACAAAGAGTGGACCAATGACTGTAAAAATTACTGATGGTCGCAAATCATACACATATGAAGATGTTGTCGATGTAGAAGAAGTTGGTAGAGATACTTCTGGAAGAAAGAAAGCAGACGTGAGACTCGTCCTCGAAGGTGGTAAGAAAATACCAATATCAATTAAGAAAGATAACGCAGAAATGTGGGAATCTGCGGATAGTTATTGGGCTCCAGTTGCAAAGAAAATTGTTGACAGACTTGAAGCACAAGGTGAAATTGATATCAGCAAAAAAGGTTCTGTCTTTTATATGAAGCCAAACCTTGGCATCAAAGCAAACAAAAAAGAAAAAGAAGCCGTTGTTTTTGGTAGCGATGTTCTCGGTAATGGATTTGTTGTCGTAAGAACTTTTAGATCATCTGACTTTACATTGGTACAAGAAGGTGATATACTAGAGATAAAGGTCACAAAAATTATTGACTCGATGACAGACCTGAGAGACAAATACGATATTTTCTTTTTAATCCGAAATGATTCTTCAAGAAAAGGATCAAAAATTAGACCAGGTTTGAGAGTTCTAGCAGTACAGGCAACTCGAATTAACAAAAACGTAAAGGTTGTATCCCGATGATTCGTCTTAAGCATTATCTATCAGAAGAAAAAAATACACATATGGAGCATATCGAAGATGAGATGCTGAATCGTGGCGTTGATGGAGCTAGAGACGCAATTAACTATCTACGCTCTCTTCGAGATATGCTTGCCGGCAACTCAAAAGGTAGTGTAAACGCAACAGTTAAATGGGATGGTGCACCAGCAGTTTTCTTTGGTACTGACCCAAGTGACGGAAAATACTTTGTTGCCAAGAAGGGAATATTCAACAAAAATCCAAAGATATATAAAACTAATGAAGAGATTGATGCCGATATTTCAAGCCCCGATCTCGCTAATAAAATGAAGCTTGCTCTGAAGCATATGCCAGAGCTAGGCATTAAAGGAGTGGTACAAGGTGATTTCTTATATTCGAAGAGTGATTTACGAAAAGAAACTATTGATGGAACATCGTATATTACTTTTCATCCTAACACGATTGTTTACGCAGTACCAGAAAAGAGCGATCTTGCTAAAAGAATACGTGAAACAGAACTCGGAGTGGTATGGCACACTACATACCGAGGAGATTCATTTGAATCAATGTCTGCAAATTTTGGAGAAGAGATTGCAAGCAAACTCAAAACGTCGAAAAAAATCTGGTCGATAGATGCGGTTTACAAAGACGTTTCTGGCTCTGCTACAATGACAAAGAAAGAAACAGATGCAGTCACGATGCTACTGTCTGCCGCAGGCAAACAGTTCAACCGCATACAGCGTAAAACTTTCGATGACTTAATGAATGATCAAGAGTTACTCATGCGAGTAAAGGCATTTATTAATACAAAGGTAAAAGAAGGCAAAAGAATCAAAAACACATCTCGATTCACAACTGAGATGATGGATTACGTGTATCAGTATTATCAGAAAGAAATCGATAAACTGAAGACTGAAAAAGGCAAGGCAAAAAAAGAAGAGAAGCGTAAAGAGATTATGTCATATTTTTCCAATACGCCTAAATCACAAATCGTTGCGATGTTTGATCTATATAATCTTCTTATTGACGCAAAGATGTATATCATTAAGAAAATGAATAAGACAAAATCTATTGGTACATTCTTAAAAACCAAAAACGGATATGAAGTTACAGATCAAGAAGGATTTGTTGCGATTGATCGTATGGGTAAGAATGCAGTCAAACTTGTAGATCGACTAGAGTTTAGCCGAGCAAACTTTTCTGACGAAATCATCAAAGGTTGGCAATGATAAATGCAAGTCAGGTATTCGACTAAAGCATAACACTTTTCACTCTTTTGATATAAATAATAGGTCACGCGCCCGCGTGATTTTTTAACATATCACACACAGGAGCAGAAAGATGTTGGAAAGATTACTTGACAAGTTCTCTAAGAGACTTGAAAAGCGCAGAGTATACAGAAGTACAGTTAAAGAACTTAATAAACTATCTGATAGAGAACTCCAAGATATTGGAATTCATCGAGGAATGATCCACTCAGTTGCTGGTGGTAAAAATCGTGCTTAAAAATATCTGGAAACATTTATCAGACCATATAATGTTAATTGGTTATGCAAGAGCGGCTGCGGCATTATCGCGCCAAGGATACCACGAAGAAGCAAAAGAGTTATTGTTTCAGAAACTTGACTTGGAAAATTCTATGACTAAATAGAGTTGAAGCAATTTAAAATTAAAAGCAGGCTTCGCGCCTGCTTTTCTTTTGGTAGAGAGGTGTACTATGGCAGTTGGAGATCCAACATTATATAAGGGCTACTTAGGTGGTCACGATTGGGTAACACATACAGACGAAGGTGTATTAAAGTTTGTACAACAAGAGTTTGGTGTGACTACGATGCTTGATGTTGGATGCGGTCCAGGTGGTCAAGTGAGAACAGCATTATCTCTAGGTATTAATGCTGAAGGCGTTGATGGTGACGTAAGAGTAATTGCAGAAGCAGATGATATTGTAATCAATGAATGTGACTTTACGAAAGAGTCGTTTCAAAAAGAAGTTGACTTTATCTGGTCTGTTGAATTTGTTGAACATGTTGAAGAAAAATATCAAGACAACTATATGAAGACGTATGCTGGCGCTAAGTACGTTTTCATTACATTTGCACCACCTGGAAAAGGTGGTAATCATCACGTCAATCTAAAACCAGCACAATACTGGATCGACACATTCGCAAAATACGGACTAGAGTATAGCGAAGAGCTAACACACAAACTGAAATCAGCAAGTACAATGAAGAGAGAGTTTGTGAAAAATAATGGATTGTTTTTTATTAAAAAGTGAGATATACTATGACTAAAGTTTTATTATTAGCAAGTGGAATGTCGGCTAAACAAGTACACGACTATAACTACAGACAAAATGGCTGGACAATTGTAGCAATCAATAATGGCTGGCAAGCAATTGACGATTGGTCACATTGGATTCGACCAGGAGACTACAAAGGCGCAAAGCCTGATGTGTCTCAACTTCGAGACGATCAAAATATTCCAAAAATGTATGGTCCTCAACTTAAGCTTTTTGGTGGTCAAAAAGAGTGTGGGTATTCTATCACACTGAATGCAGGATATTGGGCATTGGCAGAACTAAAGCCAAGTGTTATGGGCTTTCTCGGCGCAGATATGAACTATAAGCCAGATGAAAAGGGAAACACACATTTTTATGGAGTAGGCTATGATATACAAAATAACAAAGGCGGCCTTCCTGATCCAGATCGCATGATAAAGATGTACGGAAAAGGCAATCCAAATTATCTCCACGACATATACATGCGACTACACGATAAAGCATTAGAATATAATGGATGTAAAGTAGTTAATTTTTCAACTGATACAGATACGAGATTGCCCTACGAAAAAGCACACCCGAGCGATTTTTAATTATAAATAGAATTACACTGTAGTGAGTCTAAGGAAAACCTACATAAAGGAAAAAAATATGGCTGATGATAAAAAGCGCACCAAAAAAGAAAAGCGCGATGAAGAAGACTATGTGAAAAATACTATTGAAGTAAATCCTAGTCTTGACGAAGCAAAAAATGGTACTGTTGTTTTTGGTTGGGGCAGAATGAATCCAATCACTACAGGTCATGAAAAGCTCGCAAAAAAGATCGTTGATGTTGCGCGAAAAGAGAATGCAACACCACTTCTTTACCTTACACATTCCCAAGATGCAAAAAAGAACCCGCTCTCATATGACGACAAGTATGATCTTGCTCGTAAAGCTTTTGGTAAAATGGTTCAAAAATCAAAAGCAAAAACTATCATTCAAGCGATGCAAGAACTCGAAAAGAACTTTGCAAAAGTTGTTCTTGTTGTCGGACAAGATCGCGTAAAAACCAAGAAAACTCAAGTCAGATGCTGATGATATTTATGACATGGTACGTGCTGGCATGAAGTTAAACGAAATGCTAGAACTTGACGAAGCAGTTTTAAACTTTCAACAGCGAAGACAACGTGCGCTCACTATGCGTAGATATAAATCGAAAATTGCTGCCGCTCGAAAGCGTATGCGTAAAAGAGCCGCAACAAAAGACAAGCTACAGCAAAGAGCAAGAAAGAAAGCAATCAGCATTATTCGTAAAAAGGTTGCTGGACAGAAGGGTGCAGATTATAGCAATCTGAATCCTGCAGAAAAAATGATGATTGATAAGCGAGTGATGAAGCGCCAAGGTGCAATTGCTCGTATCGCAAAGAAGCTGTTACCAAAAGTTCGTAAAGCAGACCTTGCTCGTATCTCTGGTAAGAGTGTCAACGAAGAATTTGAACTGTTCTTAGAAAAAACTGAAGTAAGACAAGACCCAGATATCAAAGATAAAAAGGGCACTCAGCCAGACGTATATTACAAAGGTTTGGCGCCGTCAACAAAAGATAAGCGTGACGCACACTTCAAAAAAGGCTCGAAGATGGATGATGATAATCCAGCCGCTTACAAGCCAGCACCAGGTGATGCAAGAGCAGAAACAAAACCTTCGAAGCATACAAAGAAGTATCAACAAATGTATGGCGAAGAAGTCGCTGAAGCATCAATGAATGATACAAAACCCAAGAAGCGTTATCATGAAGCTCGTAAAAAAGATGGTACTGTTAAGTTAGATAGACGCTTTCGCGCATTTAAGTCTGCATCAAAGCCAGGTGCTGACATGCCAGAAGAGTTCGAAAACGATCTCGACCTACTTAACTTCATCGAAGAAGTTTCAAATGATATTGCTGAAGAGCTACACATTGATGAAGCAAAGCAAATCAAAGGTCTCAAAACAAAAGCAGAAAAGTCTGGAATCTCTTACGGTATTCTGAAAAAAGTTTACGATAGAGGTATAGCGGCATGGAGAACTGGTCATCGTCCAGGCACAACTCCACAGCAATGGGCTTTTGCAAGAGTCAATTCTTTCTTAACAGGCGGTAAGACACGCACAACTGCAGACAAAGATTTGTGGGCAAAAGCGAAATCTCAAAAAGAAGAAGTTGAGTTAATTCCTGTTGTCGAAGAAATGTCATGTCCTGTTGCAACACAAAATGTAAAAATCAATACAAAGAATCGTGATGCCACAATTAAAAACTTTATGTATGGTCCACTCAATGTTGATGAGCCTGGAGACTATTGGGAAAAAGTTGCAGATAAGTGGGATACGACTACAGAAGCCGCAAAGAAATCTAAGTGTTCAAATTGCGTAGCATTTGATATTTCAGAAAGAATGAAAGATTGTATGCCAGGAGAAACATCAGACGATGATGGGGAGCTTGGTTATTGCTGGATGCATCACTTTAAGTGTCACTCTGCTAGAACCTGTACAACATGGGCAAAGGGTGGACCTATCACAGACGACGACAAATCTTATGATTGGCAAGAACGTGCTGGTATGAATGAAGTATTCGATCCATGGAAAATCAAAAAACTTGCGTCTATTACAATCAATAAGAAAAGATACGACTACGCTAAAAAGTTAGTGCAAGATATCTTTGATCGTAAGAAAAAAGAGGCTGGTGGTAAGCCTAGAGATATGAGACATGGTCCGGAGTACTATGCGGCACAAATCGCAAAGCAAGTACCTGGAGTTGAAGCAAGAATTCTCGCAAAAATGATTAAAGAAGAATATGGAGATATGGATCACGGTAGTGATGCACTACGTAAGAAGTATCAACAAGATACGCCACATCATCCAGTTGAAGATTATGTAGACGAAGCCGCACCTGATACAGATGACGCAATGAAACGATATAAAGCAGGTAAGGCTGGCTTTACTGATATTGCTCACCTGAAAGCAAAGGGGCTGATCGCAAGAGAGGACGGCACGAAGCGAAAATCTGCCAAGTATGAGAATGTGAATGAAAAGTTTGAAGACATGCTTGAAGCACATTTCAAAGTTGAGATTGAAGGACTTCCTGATGTGTTTATCGACGCAGACAACCCAGGTGAAGTTCGTAAGACACTTCGACAAAAGCTGAAAAAGTCAGATGATGTGAAGGGTATTACACGCACGACTCCAGAAAAAATTAAGCAACATTTTAGAATGGTCGCTCGTGGCGATGAAGATCCCACAAAAGTAAACGAAGAGGTCACACAAAGACAGATTACTGATCTTGAAAAGTTTGCTGATAGACTACTCGATAAGTTTGGTGTTGATGTTGAGTTTACACGTCACTTTGCTGATCGCATGAATGATGAAAGAAATGATCCTAAGATTACAATACCAGAGTTGCAAAGATTCTTTAAAAAGATCGCTAAGAATAAAGCAAAGGATATTAAGTCAAATCCTAATAGCGAAGCGGTTTTAAATGACATACAATCAGACTTAAATCTTCCCGTTGTGATTAAATACAATCGTGACGACGAGGAGTTTGAGGTTGTCAATAAAACAATCATGCGTAAGAAAAATTTTAAAACTCAAAATAAAGTAATTAAATATTAGAAAGAGGTGACGAATATGTCTTTTCCCTTAAACAAAAATATGCTAAATGCAATTATTAATAATTCTGAAAGTGATGAATGGTATGATGCGTTGGTAGACGTGTTACCAAAATACGAGATTGATACAGTTGAAAGAATTGCAGGCTTTCTTGCACAGTGCGCTCATGAAAGTGGAGATTTTAAAAGACTCGAAGAGAATCTTAACTATAGTGAAGATGCACTGAACCGAGTGTTTGGTCGATATTTTGGAAATGGTAAGAACAAAAGAGACGCGGGTGAATATGCTCGTAATCCTGAGAAAATCGCGAACTATGTTTATATGGATAAATATCGCACGAAACGCGGCGCGCTCGGTAATACAGAAGAAGGCGACGGCTGGAGATTTCGTGGTCGTGGTCTAAAGCAACTTACTGGTCGCAATAACTACGAAGCTTTCGGTAAGTTTATTGATATGACTGCAGAAGAAGCCGCTGATTACTTGACAACGAAACAAGGTGCTGTAGAATCTGCATGTTGGTTTTGGAGCACAAATAAGTTAAATCGTTATGCTGATAAGAACGACATTGTTGGCATGACTAAGAAAATCAATGGCGGTACTATTGGTCTTGAAGATCGCACTCATCGTTACGAAAGAGCAATTGCAGTTCTGAACGGAGAAACAACGGCTGCCCCTAAACGCAAACTCTCAGTAGGAGATACTGGACCAGATGTAGAGGCTCTTCAAAATGCTTTAGGTATAACTGCAGACGGGGTTTTCGGACCTGCAACGAAGAGAGCAGTAAAAGTAATTCAGCGTAAGTATGCACTCGTTGCTGATGGAGTTGCTGGACCATTAACACTTAGTAAACTTTTTGAGTAAAGGGTAAATGAAATGAAATCTTTTTTAGAATTCTCTGAAGAGGCTGGATCAGTATATAAAAAGCCTACGACTGTAAAACAAGCACAAGATCCAGAAATCTTGATTC